TCGGACTCACGTTGCAACTGTAACTGACCACGTTGCAACTTGCCTGCACGAGCTGACTGATCTTCAAGCATATCGAATAAGCCAGCCTGTCCTGGAGAAGTATCCATCTGGGATAATTGAGATTCAATTTGTCCGATCCTAGCTGCACGGTCCTCCACTCCTGTGCCAAGTGAAGCATTAATAAATGCCTCTCGCTGTGCTATAGCTGGGTCAACTCCTTTTGAACCTCCACGTATACCTCTACCGCCTTTACTCGGCCTCCCTCTTTCCTCACTGGGAAACATTGTCGCCGCTTGCTTTTCAAGTTCAGCAGTTCGTTGTCCACGAGTTCCAGCTGAAACTTCTTGACCAGCCTTAAGACCTGCGAGTTCAGCTTCTAGCCTCTGATATTGCGCACTATCTTTTCCGCCTTGAGTGCCGTAAGCCATCGTGTTGATGTCAGCCAGCTCTAGGGCAGTGTACTGCGGACGGTATCTACCCTCCGAAGAAATCAGACGATCCTGCAATCGGGGGTCCGTGATGCCTTGGTATTGACCACTAAAGTCCTTACCGAATAAGTATTCACCCATTGACTTTCCAGGGTCAATTGGTGGTGGTGCTTTTGGTGATGATCCTTTTCCGCCTCCCATAATATTATATGCTTAAGATTTTGTTGAATAAATTAGAACTGTATGACACCCGAGTAGGGATGCCTTTCTTTTGTCTGATGCTTATTAATTTCTTTTCCGCAAATTCAGGGCACATAGCAATAAATTGACGTGTAATTCCTTTAAATGCTGTATTGTTTTCTGCGAAAATAAAAGCCAAGAATATAGCATTCCCGTCCTCTCGGTCTGGTGTCCAGTTCTGAACAAAGAACCAGTCGTCTTCCTCGTCGCAATTATACCACATAAAGACCCCTAGGATATTACCCTCTGTGTCCTGCTCTGCAATAAAGGTATCCTTAGCCATATGGTAGGATACAAGCAGTTGTATTAAATCACGAGGCCATCCGTCCAGTACCTTGCCGTTCTCCTTTTCAATACAGAAGTCCACCACTTTGTCGATGTAGACAAGGGCTTCATTTTGTGTAGCGTTTTGCAACGCTAGTTGTACTGATTGCAGGAGGGGGTTCATTAGGTTCCGTCCGCTAAAAATGTAACTCCATCTAGGCTATTGTAATTATTATTATTGGACTCATAAAAAAGATCGCCATTTGCTTTAACGTCTAATCTTCCAGTGCCATAAGTGACATTAGGATAATCTGCGGATACGGAAAAGAGTAATTGTTTTGCTGGCCTACAACCTACTGGAAGAGTGGCAATCGGGTTACCTGTTGCTGACTTGAGAANACCCCGAAGGGTCACAAAGTTTCCTTTTGTTTTATAATATGATGGAGTTTCANAAGTAGCGCTATAGGGTACTGCANCATTTAGTAAGGTTAAGTTTGTGGGTCCAATTACAATTGGGGTATCTACATACGCCTTAATGCTTTGCTGAGTAGCAAGTGCCGTAGCCGAGTTGGTAGCCATATTATCTTCGTCTAAGATGGCTACCTCTGCTGGTGCAGCGGCAGAACCGCTTACGTTGCCGAGAACTTTGTAGTCAGCTACGTCTTCAATCTTAGCCTTAGTCACGTTGGCATCTTTAATCTTAGCTGTCTCTACAGCATCCGTAGCCAGCTTGGCGGTAGTAACGCCGCTGTCTCTTACTATAATCTGACTAGCAGAATTAACTGTAGTCGAGGTACTGTCAGTAGCTGACTGGTTAAACGTAGCTAGGTCCAACATATCGTTGATTTTCTTAGCCGTAAGTTGTTCTCCGTTGGAGAACGATGTTCCTTTGTTTATAATGGGCATAATTTAAATTGTTAAGCTGTTCGTTTCCACATATAAACTACAACGTAAGGTTGTAGATTGTTGTGAGGAGAAGCATTGCCTGTTCCATCTGAATTTTCACCTACGTTCCCCTCGTCCGTGTCTCTAGATTCAAGGGGAGGTCTAACACCAGTACCGCCACCGCCATCAACATTACTAGAGGCACTCTCTATTTGAACCGTGTGCTTGTGTGGTGGTATTTCAGTTACACCAAGAGTATGTGTCTTAGCTCCTCCAGTTTCTTCAACCGTATCAAAATCTGTATCACTTGAATCTAAACCTACTAGTACTCGACCAGCACCAAATACAGTCCAAGTTGTTCCGCCAATAGCATTTACAACGGCTGCTGAGTTTGCGTAATTTGTTACTGTAGTAAAAATAGATCCAATTGGATAAACCAAATTAGTTAAAGCACCTGCTGCTATCTTAGCGGTTGTTATGCCTGCGTCTTTGATGCCAAGCTTGCCGTCATCGGAACCTCCCGAGATTAGCTCAAGGCTTGTTCCGTCTACTGCCCCGCTAACAAATGTAGCTGCATTAGCGATGTTGTTAAGTCTGGTTGATGTAACTGCATCGGTTGTACCGAAGTNGTTTCCTGTAGAAATAATGGCCATATCTTATATTGCTGTATTTGTTGATCTAAATGCTTCAGCTGCACCAATTTTAATTCCTCTGAATCGAGGACGGCCAACTGTATTATTAAGGGTTATCTGCATTCCGTATGCTCGTTTGTTACCTATTCTACCACGTACTGAAACATCCTCGTCAATAGCTAGGTTAGTACCTGAGTTTAATTCATTCAGTGTACCAAGGTTTACCGATGCGTCAATGTTTTCTAGCTCTGCGCTAATGCTCAGGTCGGACTCATTATCCACAGATGACTGCACGTGCAGCTCAAAGCTGTTCCAACGCTTACGATCCATACTTCCCATCGTAAACTGCCTAGTAGTAACAGAAGCTGGTATATCATACGCTACGCTAGCCTCCTGACCCTGCACNGGTATNTCAGTAGAAAGTAAGTCCGATGCACCTACACGGGCATCCAGCCTATGCAAGCCACCAAGTGTGTTGACGGCATATACTGCACGGTCGGACTTCTTACCAGCAACAATTAGGTTAGCAATGTTCCATCCAGTTGCTAATGAATTAACAGTGTCAATACTTTCCCACTGCTTGTTAATAAAGTTAAAAATCAAGATAGCGTTGTTGACTTGGCTGCCATCCAGAGGGACAGCTAAGTAGTATCTATTATCAAAGTATACGCCTACGCTCTTGTCCCATACGTCTCTGTTGATCCGTTGAATAATAGGGTTAATAGGAGAACTCAGAGGAACTTCGTTGCCACGAAGGTTATATAGATCCTGGAAGTTAGCACCGTATACACCGTTGTCCGACAAAAACAAAATATTGTTTCCTATCTGCACAATGCTCTGTCTAGCTACGCATCCTACTTCGTTCGTAATTAACTGCACCGTTGCATTAGCCCCTGCTCCACCTACTAGGTGAACGCTGTTACGGTTAAATACTAATAGTTTGTCATCCGAAAAGGAATGCAGAGCTACGTTAAAGTCCGCTGTACCTGCATTGAACCTGTACTGACCGTAGATCTTGTCGTAGGTATCGGAGTCCAAGATGTCAGAAATAATTACTTCGTCTAGAATCTTGCGGTACGTGAAGGTATCAACTGCATCTTCGACGTTGTACTTAAAGGGCATTACCAGCCTACGCTGGTGATATGCTGCGTACTCTGGTGCAGGCATATGAGAGAACCCAAGACCCACAGAAACTTGTTTTTGGACGATTCCGTTTTTATTTGTAAGATCTTTTTTATCAGTAACAAATGTAAATGTAGTTGTGCTTTCAATGCTTCTGACCCGCACGGTATCTCCAATCGCATACGTTGAACTACCCGCATCTGTAAATGTTAATGTATCCCCGACTAGCAGTGTCGATACAGCCGCAGTACTAGCCGTTGCGGTTGCTATGCCACTAGCGTAATCAAGGTCAGTTAACGCCAATGGAGTCGGTTGAGTGTATTGCCCGCTAGCAACAAGTTTGAATCCAGGAGATATAAAAGAAGCTGCGCCTACGGTAAACGCAGGGACGGCTGTACTTGAACTTCCCGCAATAACATATGTAAAGCTCGTGCCGCTAGGAACCGTTGCAATTGAAAACGTACCGTTGGGATCTTCGCCTGCGGTAAAATCAGTTACGCCAGAAATTGTAATTGCATCGCCTATAGAAAGGTTGTGATCGGCGGCGGTGTTTACCGTTACCACCGTAGAAGTATCTATGCTAGAAGAAGCAATGAGTATTGGACTAAAAAAGTTGTCGTTCTCTAGTGCAGTCTGTCCGTCACGGAATATAAAGAGTTTGTTAAATGCCTGAAGCATACTGCTTGCAGGTGGTACGTTTTCATTCAATGGATAGCCCATTGTAATAGATACGCTAGTATCATTTAAGTCAGTAGCTACTGCACTAACATTAGATGCCAAGACAATAAACTGATTGTTGTCCTGATTAGGGTCACTAAAGGTTGTACTTGAGTACACTGCTGTAACGTTGCTTTGCAGTAATAACATATTAAAACCAATTACAGATGGCTCTGCAAGTGCAGTAAGCGCAGGTGTACTTGAGTTAACAAGATTAAATGGAAGAGTAAGGGCAGCCGTATACGTAGTATTACTACCAGTTAATGCGTACTCTAGTGTTTTAATTCCCGTTGATGATGTTACCGCAGTAAGCGTGTGAAGTCCGTTTGGGTCAGGCGTTAAGTTTCCCGCTAGTCCTTGTACTGTGATTTGATCCCCTACTGCAAATACGTGACCCAGTTCTACCGATGGGTCATTAATTACAATTAATACTTTATTGCTAGCCAATGAAGCTGACTGAATAGTGGTAGGCAGCAAGCCTACTACCTTAGGATTTGCCAAGACCTCAGAGGTGGTAGGAAGACGTAGTACATCGTCGCCAGAAGCAAAGGGTGCTTTAATTACATTGATACCCTTTCGTACCTGCCACTCTCCGTTCTTTCCTATGCGTCCATTGGAACTATTAGCAAGCATACCAGAAGGGAGCTGGTCAGGACGACTGTAAGTATTAAACCCAAGGAACCCTACATCCATATCATCCTGAATGGGGTCGTCATTTGCTCCGTATGTAGTGTATCTTGACAAGTTTTATTCCTCTGGTTGTTAGCAGTTCCAAGCCTTACGGCTCCAGTAATTAGCTGATAGTTTATTGGTCTTACCTTTGATGCCGCCGCTACGTGCGCAGTAGCTTTTCTTGCGGGCAGGTTTACTTTTCTTGATGCTCATATTAGCATCCCCAAACCGTACGATCTTTTCCTTACCACCTTGACAAGCTTTTACGACGGACTTCTTCCCACCTTGAACTTCACGGCGTGGCACGTTGCACTTCATCTTGGATTTGTCNGGCATTACTTTTTCTTTACTGGTTTAACTCTGCGTGGCTTACCTGATGGCTGACCTAGTTTCTTCTTCTCTGATACCTTCTTCGACTTCTGGGAAGAGGTCATCTCGCTGGCAGTTACAGGGGTACGCTCGCTCACACGTTTCGATGGTCTGCAATAAGGCGTTCCTCGCCCTTCTCCCTTTTGTCGTCCGCAGGGCTTCCCTGATCGGACATCTACCCACTCCTCTTTGAACCAACGCTTTAGGTCGGCTCCCTTCTGTGTCTTGCGTACAGCCATTCAAACCTTCTTTCTTTTAGAGTTACCCCAGTTCTTTGCGCCTACCTTGCGGCACTTAGCTATTGCCCCACTTGCATAAGCAGATGGGAATACCTTGTAACGGGCTTTGACCTTCTTATAGCAAGCGTCCTTGGGCATTAGCACTTCTTCCGTTTGGGCATTGCTTTGCCTTTTCCTGCTGGACGACCGACTTTACTTCCGTATGTTCCTTTTCCTTGTGGCATAATCTTATTGGTTATTTGACTTGGGATGAGCCAAAGTAGAACCCTACGATGGCTAAAGTTGTTTGGCGGATCTCTGGTAGGATAACAAACCCCTGTACAGTGGACCACTCAAGGCTCTTGAATAGCCCTAG